GTCTAGTTAATTTTAACCTTTATCCTTTTCAAGAAAAATTAGTTCGTAATTTCCATGAAAACCGTTTTAACATCTGTAAAATGCCTCGGCAGACGGGTAAATCCACTACAGTTGTATCTTATCTCTTACATTATGCAGTTTTTAATGATAACGTTAATATTGCTATACTGGCGAACAAAGCCTCTACTGCCAGAGATTTACTAGGTAGATTACAATTAGCATATGAGAACTTACCTAAATGGATGCAACAAGGAGTTCTTGTCTGGAATAAAGGATCATTGGAGTTAGAAAATGGATCAAAAATTTTGGCTGCATCTACGTCTGCATCTGCTGTCCGAGGTGGATCCTATAATGTCATCTTTCTTGACGAGTTCGCTTTTATCCCGAATCACATTGCTGATCAATTCTTTGCATCTGTTTATCCTACTATATCTTCTGGTCAAAAAACAAAAGTTATAATTGTATCTACGCCACGAGGTATGAATCATTTCTATCGAATGTGGCATGATGCTGAAAGAAATAAGAATGAATATATTCCAACAGAGGTTCATTGGTCTGAAGTGCCAGGCAGAGATGCAGTATGGAAAGAACAAACAATTGCAAACACATCAGAACAACAGTTTCGTGTTGAATTTGAGTGTGAATTTTTAGGATCTGTTGATACATTAATCAGTTCTGCAAAATTAAAAACATTAGTGTATGATGAACCAATTAAAAGAAATGCTGGTTTAGATATTTACTTTGAACCAATTAAAAATCACGATTACGTTCTCACGGTTGATGTGGCTCGTGGTGTCGGTATTGATTATTCTGCATTTGTAATTACAGACATTACAACTTTTCCACATAAGGTAATTGGAAAATATAAAAACAATGAAATTAAACCGATGTTATTTCCAAGTATTATTGTAGATATTGCAAAAGCATACAATAACGCATTTATATTATGTGAAGTAAATGATATTGGAGATCAGGTTGCAAGTATCATTCAGTATGATTTGGAATATGATAATCTTTTATTGTGTTCAATGAGAGGTCGTGCTGGTCAAATCGTAGGTCAAGGATTCTCAGGTAAGAAAACACAGTTAGGTGTGAAGATGTCCAAGACTGTAAAGAAAGTCGGATGTTCTAATTTAAAAACTTTAATTGAAGATGAGAAGTTAATATTTAATGATTATGACATCATATCTGAACTTACAACTTTCATACAAAAGAGTAACTCATTTGAAGCAGAAGAGGGATGTAATGATGACTTAGCAATGTGTCTTGTGATATATGCTTGGTTAGTTGCACAGGATTATTTTAAAGAACTTACAGATCAAGATGTTCGTAAAAGAATTTATGAGGATCAGAGAGATCAGATTGAACAGGATATGTCACCTTTCGGTTTCATTGTAGATGGAACAGAGGAAGAAAGTTTTGTTGATAATGATGGAGACCGTTGGTATCTTGATGAATATGGTGATAAAGGTGGTGGTATGGATATGGATTATATGTGGAATTATCGATGAACATTGAAGATCAGTTTGAATTAGAACATCTACTCTTTAAACAGAGAAAATGTAAAATGTGTGGCGAGACAAAAGAATTAATCAATGATTTCTATAAAACTAGAAAAGATCGAGGAAATGTACCGTCAGCATATGCATATGAGTGTAAAAGATGTTCAATTAAAAGAGTGACACAATCAAGAAAGAAAAAAGAAATAATCGAAATTTATCCAGATTGGTGATGTTTGCGTCATGTTTCCCCATTTAGAGAGGTAGCAATTCATAAATAAATTTAGTAAAACAACGTGGAACTTCGGAGAAAAACATGGCTGGCATAGGTTTAGTATCTCCAGGCGTTAAGGTCAGAGAGGTTGATCTTACGGTTGGAAGAATTGACTCCATAAGTGATCAGACAGGTGCGCTAGTAGGCCCTTTTGAAAGAGGCCCTGTCCTAGAACCTTTGCTTATTGAGAATGAGCAAGATATGATCGATCTTTTTGGAAAACCAATATCAAATGATAGACAGTACGAATATTGGTACAGTGCATCAAACTATCTACAGTATGGTGGTATATTAAGAGTCGTTAGAGCAGACGGTGCGAATTTAAACAACGCAAACGTTGGTGCTGTAGGTGTTGCATCAACATCAAGTCTTAAAATAAAATCTTTTGATGATTATCAAAATAATTATGAAGATAACACTTCATATAGATTAGCTGCAAGAAATCCAGGCAGTTATGCAAACGGAATGAAGGTTGCATATATTGATGGTGCTGCAGATCAAACACTTACATATGATCCTGATCTTACTGGAGTAACAGGAGATGTTACTGGAAAAGTACAGGTAGGTTTTGCGGTAACTCAAGCAATTAGTGGATCATTCGTAGGAGTTGGTACAACTGGTGAATTAGATGGATATCTACAAGGTATTATTACTGGTGTAGGAAATAGTACAATTGATGTTAAGGTTGTAAATCGTGTTTCTGCTGCTGGAACAATCTTCCCTGTAAATTACACAGAGAATGGTAAATTCCAATTTGCGGTAGGTTCAGCAACATCAACTACTGGTGGTGCATCTGGTAATAGATTGCCTGGCACTGGTATTCAAATATCTAATAGTAGTTCAACAATTGCAAACCCAGCAGCTGGTATTCAAACATCATTAACAGTTACAACAATTGCAGATTGGTATGACAGTCAGTTCATTCAATTAAAGAATGGTGCTTTACCTTGGAAAGAGATCGCTGAAAAACCAGGCACAAGTGGATACGCTGCTGCAAGAAACAGTAAGAATGATGAACTTCACGTTGTAGTGATTGATGACAGTGGAAAAATATCTGGAACAACAGGTGCGATTCTTGAGAAATTTGCTTTCTTATCAAAGGCAGATGATGCTAAGAATTCATTCGGTAGTGCGATCTACTATAAGAACTTTATTTCTGAAAACTCAAACAACATCTTTGTTGGAGTTGCGACAGGAAACGGATCAATTGCATCTGGTATTCAAACTGTATTTACTGGAACATCATCAGTTGAAAATCTTTGGAGTCAGGATGCACAGGATGTAACATTCAACTTTGTAGGTAATCAACTTTATGAACTACAAGGTGGTAAAGATTATTCTGGTGTAAGTACAGAAGGTGGATATTCTTGTTCTCTTGGAAACATAATGGGTGGTTATGAAATCTTTGAGAATGAAGCAGAATACTCCGTCAATTTCTTACTTCAAGGCCCTGGCATTACAGGTAATGAACAAGAATCACAAGCAAAAGCAAACAAATTGATTGCAATTGCAGAACAAAGAAAGGATTGTATCGCAGTTATCTCTCCAAATAGAGAAACAGTTGTAAATGTTACAAGTGCTGCTACACAAACAGATAACGTAATTCGATTCTATGATCCAATTACATCATCATCGTTCGCAGTCTTTGATTCTGGTTACAAATATCAGTTTGATAGATTTAATAATAAGTTCCAATATATGCCTTTAAATGGTGATATTGCTGGATTGATGGCACGGACATCTGAGGAACAGTTCCCTTGGTTCTCACCTGCTGGGCCTCAAAGAGGAAATATACTTAACACAGTTAAGTTAGCATATAATCCTAATAAAGTTCAGAGAGATGCTCTATATGTGAAGAGGATTAATCCAGTTATATTCTCACCTGGCGGTGGATTCATTCTCTTTGGTGATAAAACAGGACTTGCAATTGCATCTGCATTTGACAGAATTAACGTACGTCGTTTGTTCTTAAACTTAGAGGCAAGAATTGAAATTGCTGCAAGAACTCAACTCTTTGAGTTTAACGATGAAATTACGAGAGCAAACTTCCGTAATATTGTTGAACCATTCCTTCGTGGAGTTCAAGCGAAGA